TCTAGAGTGGATGCATAGTTTCCCTCTACATCAATAATTTTTGCTTCTAATCTTGCAGTATCAACCCATGTGTCTGACGCAGGAGTTAACTCCATACTTCCTTGCCAAAAACTAATTAAGAAAGGTGTTACACTTTCAGATCTGGTAGCGAATGATTGTTTGATATACTCTACTTCAGAGTAATCGAGAGTTACTACATCATTATTTTTTCTTACGTTTGTTCCTTCAATATCTGCAAAGTTTTTATCTTCAGATTGATCAACATTAACTACAGGCCCAAAAATTAAATCAACTGAATTAGTATAATGTTTTGGTCTTAATTCTTTTTGATTTGGATCTATACTATTATTAATTGGTATTTGATCCTCTTGAGGTTGGAAAGAATTAAAGTTATCCACATAGAAACCAGACTTAAATCTGTTTAATCCATCACTATCAGGTACAAATAAGTTTGATGTATTTGTTTCTAACAATGAGAGAGCAGTGTAGTATTCAAGACCTTTGATTCTATCTTCAAGTTTTTTGATATCAACCATGCGATATCTCTTATACTCCATAAATTGAAGTGAAGCATCTCTAGGTCTGTATAAGTATGGTGGTAAAGTTACTGTAGCAATCTCTATTGCTTCTTCAACATGAACAGGTTTTTCTGGTCTATCAGCTGGTTGTCCATATTTAATTTGAAATCTTCCTGCTTTAGTTAAGAAAATTCTATCAATCCTTCCTTGATAATATGAGAATGTTGTTAATATATCCTCATCAGATGCAAGAATATTTGCAGCAGAATTTCCAGATGCATTAAAAGATCTTCCAAAAAATTCAAGAGGAGATCTAGAACCTTCAGCGTTAGTAAATTCAGAAACTCTTGGTCTTATGTCAATAATATCGCTATTTCTAATACCATCAACATCTTTAATTTGTGTTGCATAATTAAAGGTATCATATGAATTTACAGTTGTAATATCTCCATCATCAGTTGATTCAAAAAATCCATTTGAGAAATATACTTTTAATTTTTTCTTAGGAGTTTCTGCTTCGGATTTTCTCTTAATTGTGCCAGTGTCATATATTGTTTTTTCTTGCCCTGTAGTAAATTTAAAATTAGTGCTAACATCAAAACTAGGAGTAGTTAAAGTTACTATCTGTGCATTTACTTTAGACTCTGCAGATATAATTGTTTCACCTTCTAAGAATCTATTATCATTTTTGTAAATATATGCAATTTGACTTGCTGAGTTTGCAACCTTTTCCGCAACTATCGCAATCGCACCACTTGTTTGACCTACTATTTCTTCACCAATAATATATTCAGCAGTAGTAGTTGAATTACTTGTGATTGAAGTTAAAGTTACTTTTGGTGCAGATAAGGTTCCGCTTGAATCAGCATCAGATGCTTCAAAGACAGCATGAATTTCAATAATATCAGGAGTATTGAGGGATATTTCTTCATCTTGAACTCTGGTTCCAAATGGATAATTACCAAAAGTTAATCCATCATTTAAAGTTGTGCTACCAGTTCCGGATGCCTTATTGCTTGACTTGTCAACAACAATACTATTAACACGATTTAAAACTTTAATCTTAGATGTTGGTTTAGTCTTTTCTAATGTGGCTATGAGAGTTGCGTTTTCTGCGACTGCTGCTGAACTATTATTTGCTAAATTAAATGCTTGGAAAGTTTTTCCGGTAGTTGCAATTACTATTCTATCAGATGTGAGAGTTTCGGTGCTACCATTTTCTCTAACTAATGAATATCTTTCCTCATCAAAAGGTAAGAATGTTTCATTTGTTCCTGCAGTTGGAACAGTTGCAGCAGTAATTTGATTATTAAGAATTTGGACATCAAAAGTTTTTCTGATCGTAATGACAGAATCAGTCAAATCTAAATTGGATATATTTTCTTTAGGTAATCTTGTAAATAAAGTGTTATCAGAAGATGACTGTAATGAAGTTTGAAGAACTTTTAAATCACTTACAGTTTTAAGAGCACTAATTCCACCTGCATCATTAGCGATATCAGCGTTAATTCCACTTACAGCAGTAACAGTGGTAACAGTAACATTACTATTTGCACTATCTATTGCAGTAATTCTACCAAAAACTGGATCTGACACATCTCCAGTATAAGAAACTAAATTACCAACAGTTGAAAGTCCAACAAGATTTGGATTTGCACTTGTTATTGTTGATATACCACCAGAATAAGTTGTAATACCTGCAACACCTACGCTAAATTTAGTGGAGGGAATTGTATTAGCACTAAATGTATTAATACCAATAGTGCTATCTAGTGATCCATATATTGATTGAACATCAGATATTGATTTGACATCTATTGATTTTATGACTGCTGCCCCAAATGTATTATCACGAGAACCTAAGAAATTAAGTTTTTCGTTTGGAATAAAACTTCCACTAGTTTCATAAACTGTTACAGCAGTTCCAGCAGTCACCGCATCTTTTAAGAATGCAGTTGCACCACTACTTTGACCTTTAACTAAAGTAGGAACAGTCAATGTTTGTGATACGTTAACTGTGAGATTAGTGACCATCTGCACATCATATAGAGATATATCCCATTGATTTATATCTGAATTAGAAGCATCATATGATCCTGACTCCATCGCAAAATCATAAACTCTTGCAACACCAATTTCATTACCTTGTGCTTGAGTTTGAGTTGTTCCAACTCTTTTATCTCTTAAGGTAACCACATAAGTATTACCGACTCCAACTGTAGGATTACCAAATGATCTGTTTAATCTTAGAGTTGGCCCAGTGTTATAAATTATTTTTTGATCTTCTTTAGTTGCAACAGTTCTTGGTTTTGGTGCATCTAAAAATGTAGGAGAAATAGTTTCTACTTCATATCCTCTTACATATGCCTTACCGGGTGAAACTTTATATAAACTTAAATTGTCTGTTGGTGTCTCTCCACCATAAGTAAACTGTCCTGCTTGGAAAACTCCTCTATTACCTTTGTTATCATTTAATGAATTTAAAACAGTAACATCAAAAGGTTTTACATAATAATCTCCAGATTCATCATATGTTCTACGAGCCATTTCGTCTCCGATCTGACTGTAATTTGAATTTCTTTGTATTGAACGAAGGTTTCCATCTTCAATAGTTGCTAATTCTACAAAACTATTATCATCAAAATCAGTTAATGATTTTTTAAATAAATTAACTGTAATTTTAAGTCTATCTGCACCCGGTGCTGAAAAATTATTATATCCTTGAGAATTGTCATTTAAACTTTCGTCTAAATCAGCATTTATAACTTGTTCATTAACAAACAATCCGACTCTATAACTCGGTGAACTTCCATATTGATCAAGTATAAGAGTTTCTGTTGCAACATTTACAAAGTTTCCACGAATAAAATATATACCATCTTGAATCTGAAAAGATGATCCTGTTTGAGCAGCAGCAGTGGCAAAAGTTACCGCAAAAGAATCTCCGGGTGCTATTGAATTATTTCCAAGTAATCCAGAAGTAATAGTTGTATCGCATGACAATTCCTCACCATCACTAAAAGTTTGAGTTGAATTATTTGTTGTACTAGAATTTAAATAATTAATATAAAGAGTTGTATTTCCTTTTTCAGAATCTGCAGCTTTTAATACTTTATCAACAACTGCCTTAACACCAGAATTTTTACCTGTGATTGTTGTTCCAACTAATTGATCTGTATATTCTTCAATTGGAATTCCTTGAAAATTATTATTTAATTGAACGCAAAAATATAATTGACTATAACCAATATTTCCGGGAATAACTTTTGATCCCTCTTTAAAAAAGTGTTGACCAAATTTTTCAATTTGATTTTGCAGTATAGATTGAAGAGTTGATAACTCTCTTGCTTGCACTGGATATCCGGGTTTAAATAAAACCTTGTGGAAATCTTTACCCGATTCAAAATCATCAAAGTATGGGGCAACGTTTAGATTGGTTTGCTGTGGCATGATTTTTTAGAACTGCAAAATGACTTTTATGTCTTCTTTTTGGTTTGATGATCTAGTAATAGATGGTCTATTATCAACGTAAATAATTTTACCTGAGTATTTTTTAGCCTCTGGAGTAGATACACCTTCAGTAAATGTCTGACCGAGGTAATACGTTCTATTATTTATTACGGTAGACACACCTGTAAAGGAAGTGTTTATCGCTAAATTAGAACCACTTGATGGAATGATAGTTAAACTACCCCCTGATGCTGGATCACTTGTGAAATCAACTTGATCAAAACCATAAGTTGGATTAGTAATAGCAGCACCGACTGTATTGAATCCAGCAAGAGTTCTATCTTGCCATAACTTTAGAACACCAGTCGTTTGATCATAATTAACAACTCTTGCTACAGCTGTTGATCCAGTGGCAACAGTTTGAGTAACAAAGGAATCAGCAGTAAATGTTGCTGTACTATAACCTGCACCAGTCAATCTTAATGCTTGTAGTGCACTTGCTTTATCTAAAGATAAATTTGCGGTAGATCCATATGCTTTTGGATTTTCTATGATACCAACTCTTGCGATTTGGTTACCAGTTATAAAGTCTGGGTTTTCGATATCATTTTCAATTCTTGAATATAAAAGAACGTTAAAGGCACCAAGTTCACCATAGATATCTTTTCCGTGTCCACCCGGAGGGGACATGATAACATCAAATGTAGGCCTTGTAGATCCTGTGGGAACTCCACCATTTACAAGGTCAATATTACCAAAAGTATAACCAGATCCTTGATTAGAGAC